GGTAATTCTCGGAGAAACGGAAAAAATGAGATTTTTCGATTTTAAAATCCGAAAAAATTGAAAGTTTGCCCATTGAAACTTTCATCTTTTCCGAAAAAATTGAAAAAAGGCGGTTCAAATGGACAGAAAAAAAGAGCTTTTGACCTTGCTCAAAGATGGTTCTCAGGACGAGCTGAAGGCAAGGCAGCTCATTGACGAGATCGTGTTCATCGAGCAGCGCATGGTGGAGCTGAAGCAGTACCCGTTTATTGCTGTCAATCCGAAGAATCCTGCTCAGCAAAAGCCTACTGCTGCGAGCCGCCAATATAAAGAGCTGCTCCAGCAGTACAATAACTGCTTGCGGCTGCTGCTGAGGATCACCGGCGATATCGGTGGAGATTCTGAGGAAGAAAGCCCGCTGCGGGCATGGCTGAAGTCGCGGAAGGAAATGGAGGCGTAACAAAATGCTGGTCGTAACAGGCAATCAGGTCTTTCTGACAAGGGGCGACACCCTTGTTCTGACGCTTTCATTATCCAATGCTGACGGCACTCCGTATGTTCCTGCTGAGGGCGATACGATCTTTTTCCGGCTGAAGAAGTTTGCAACATATCCGAATCTGCTGATCGAAAAGCAGATTGATATTTCGTCTATGATCTTGCAGCTCGATGAAGCTGACACGGCAGGGCTTGCCTTTGGCGATTATCACTACGAAATCGAAGTGGTGACTGCTGGAGGGTGGTCGCAGAATCTCAACAACATCACGACGAGTGGATTCTATAACGCTATCACATGCACGAATGCTCCGTATCAGTATGCTACTCTGATCGTTGTCGGGTATTATCTGGAAGGCTATTGCACTCAGATCATCACGGATGTGACGAGCGGTAAAATGATGCGGCGAAGTCAAATCAACTGGAGCTGGTCGTCATGGGCAGCAATGTGATCTGGACACCCGATAACAGTTGTCTGCTGCTGTATAAAGCGAAGATCGAGTGCGGAGAAATCCTCGTCGGTCAAGAGCTTTATCAGGAGCTTTGCAACCTCGAAGATGATCTTCACCACAATGACGAGTATTATTACGACACGACTGCCGCACGGCTGCGCATGGACTTCATGGAGGGCTGCATCCGGCTGACGAAGTCCCCGTATTATGGCATGCCGATGGTCTTGATGGACTGGCAAAAGGCGTTTATCGAGGCTCTGTATTCGTTCAAGATGGCACGGGAGCTGAAGGACAAGAAAAAGGTCATTGACCGGTTCAAAAAGGCTCTGCTGCTGATCGCGAGAAAGAATACGAAGTCCGAAACGTGTTCGGCTCTTGCAAATGCTGAGTTCATTGTCGGCAATGAAGGCTCCGACCTCGTATGCAGCTCAAATGACGATGCACAGGCGAGTATTGTCTATGATGCTATTGATATGATGCGGCAGCTTTACGATCCTGACAACCTTGATACGAAGCGGAATCAGCGATTTATCCTGAATCGTGGCACAAACTCCAAGATTTTCAAAATGTCTGACCGGACAAGGAATAAGGAAGGCCGAAACATCGACTTTGCGATCTTGGATGAAATTCATGAGATGCTGCGGAACATCATCGCCAAGAGTATTGAGCAATCTCAATCCTTGAAAGAGAATCCGAAGCTCATTGAAATCACGACCGAGGGATTTGTCGTTGACGGCTATCTTGACAGCGAGCTGAAAACGGCGAGGGCGATTATCAGCGGTGAAGATGATTCTATCAGTTCAAGCCGTTTCCTTCCGTGGCTTTATACGCAGGACAGCGAGCAGGAGATTTTTCAGAATCCTGCCTCGTGGATAAAGAGCAATCCGACGCTTGGCATCGTCAAGCGGTGGGACTATCTGGAGGAACAAGTCGATCTTGCGAAGAAAAGCAAAGCCGACCGCATCTTCGTCCTGAGCAAAGACTTCAATTTCAAGCAGAACGGTGTGGAGAGCTGGCTCAATGTCGAGGATTATGAATACCCTGCAATTTTCGATCTGGAGGATTTGCGGGGGAGCTATTGCCTCGGTCACGTTGACCTTGCAGAAACGACCGACCTTTGCTGCTGTAAAGCTCTTGTCATGAAGCCGAACGATCCTGTCAAGTACATCATTACGATGTACTTTATCCCGCAGTCGAAGCTCGAACCTGAGAACGACGACCGGAATGCAGGAGCGAAGTACAAGGAATGGGCGCAGCAAGGCTACATAACGGTCTGTGAGGGCAACGACATTGACATTACCCTTTGTGCCGACTGGTTTTATACTCTGCTGAAAAAGCACGGTATAACGCTCTACAAATGCGGCTACGATCAGCGCTTTGCAAGGGATTGGCTCAACCGTATGGAAGAATACGGCTGGACGAAGCAGTACGGCGAGGTCGAAATGGTCTTGCAGAATGCGCAGACGCTCAACAATGCTCTGCTGCTGGTCGAAGCTGATCTGAAGGCTCAGCTCATAAATTACAATGAAAATCCCGTCGATAGATGGTGTTTTTCAAATAGCTGTCTGAAGGTGAACGACCTTCGGCAGGCATTATGTGTCAAGACTGAGAACGCCAAGAAGATTGACGGCTCAGTTACCCTTATTTCGTTATACGAAATGTATAGACGATATCGAAGTGATCTGCGAAAGCTCGTGGGAGGTGATTCGTAAAAATGGGATGGCTTGACAAACTTTTCAGGCGACCGCCCAAAGAGCGGAAATTCGCTCCAACTCTTGACGGCTTTCTGCCGATCTTTTCACAGTTTGGCACGAACATTTATGCCTCTGATGTTGTGCAGCAAGCCCTGAAGTGCATCGTCGATGAAATGAAAAAGCTCAACCCGACACATGTCCGGTATAAGGGCAACGATCCTGTGCCGGTGCGTGGAAATGTTCAGGAAGTTCTGGACGCTCCAAACCGCCTTATGACAACGAGTGAAATGCTCGAAAAGACGGTTTGGCTGCTGCTGATGAATTACAATGCCTTTATCGTCCCTACGTATTATACGTGGGTGGATGAAAAGACGGGAGCTGAGCGGCGGTATTACGACGGGCTGTACCCTATCAACCCGACACAGGTTGACTTCATCGAGGATGCAAGCGGAAGGCTGTTCGTGCATTTCCTGTTCTGGAATGGGTACGACACGACGATTGCCTATGATGATCTCATTCACATCAAGTACAACTATTCCGTCAATCAGTATATGGGTGGTAACGAGTTCGGGCAGCCCGACCATAGGGCTTTGCTTGACACGCTGGAGCTCAACGACAGCCTGCTGAAGGGTGTTGCAAGAGCTATGAAAGCATCATACGCTGTCAACGGCGTGGTGAAGTATAACACCCTTCTGGATGACGGAAAGACCGAGGCGGCTTTGAAAGAGCTTGAAAACAAGCTCAAAAACAACGAGAGCGGATTCCTGCCGCTCGATCTGAAAGCTGATTTTACGCCGCTGCCGCATACTTCAGCGATTGTGGATGAAGCTACGCTCAAATTTATCGACGGAAAGATTCTGCGAAATTGGGGCGTTCCTCTGTCGATCCTGACCGGCGATTATACGAAGGAGCAGTACGAGGCGTTCTATCAGAAAACGCTCGAACCTCTGATCGTGGCTATCTCGCAGGCGTTCACGAAGAAGATGTTTACCCCACGAGAAAGAGCTTTCGGCAACCGCATTGAGCTGTACCCGAAAGAGCTCATTTTCATGACTGTTTCGCAGACATTGGAAATGATCAATGCACTTTCTCCGACCGGTGGACTGTTTGAGAACGAAAAGCGTGTGGCACTTGGCTTGCGTCCTCTGCCGGAGCTGGAGGGCAAGCGTTATATGTCCCTCAACTGGATTGATGCAGCGCAGGCGAATCAATATCAGGTGGGGAAGGATGCGAACGTCAATGTCGATATCGTTGACGAAGAAAAACAGGAGGTTTGAACATGGGCAAAAATCCTTTGGAGCAGCGCTCATACAGCTTTGAGGTGAGAGCCGAAGAAACTGAGAGCGGCAACATTATCACCGGTCGCCCGATTGTCTATGATTCCCGCACGGACATGGGCTTTTTCGATGAAGTTATCGAGCGGGGTGCTCTTGCGAATACTGATCTGACAGACGTTCGATTCCTTGTGAATCACGATATCAGCAAGATCCCTCTTGCACGGTCGAGAAGGAACAACGGCAACAGCACGATGCAGCTGTCTGTGGATGATTTCGGCATGAGCATCCGTGTCACCCTTGATACTGAAAACAACTCGGAGGCGCGTGCGCTGTACAGTGCTGTGCAGCGTGGTGATATCTCCGGTATGTCCTTCATGTTCAGTATCAACGGGCAGGAGTGGGAAAACCTTGAAAGCGATCACCCGACACGCCGAATCAAGGAAATTGGTTCAGTCGTCGAAGTCAGTGCCGTGACTTTTCCGGCATATGAATCGACTGAAATAAATGCACGAGGCAAAGAAGCTCTGGAGAGTGCTCGGCAGGCTGTGGAGACAGCACGGCAGCAGCGTGCAAAATCGGTGGACACCGATCTTGAATTGCTGAAGGCAAAAACAAAGATTTTAGGAGGTATCTAAACATGCGAAAGAAGTTTCTCGAAAAGCGTCTGGCGAGACTGATTGCCAAGAGAGACAGCCTCACTCAGCGTGCTCTTGCGTCTGAGGATGCGAACGAGGTTCGCTCCATCAATGCTGAGCTTTCCGAGCTGAATGAGGAAATCACCGACACGCAGGAAGAAATCGCCGCAATCGAAGCGGACGAGGCTGCTGCTGCTGCTGAGGAAGAACAGAGAGCAATGCCGCCTGCGAACGCTCAGCATGTCAATGCTGGTGTTGTTGCCTCTTTTGGCATGGGTGCTACTGCATCCCAGCAGAGAGAGAATACCGATCCGTATTCCACTATGGAATACCGTCAGGCGTTCATGCGTTATGCTCAGACCGGCGCTCCGATTCCGGAGAATCTGGTAAAGCGTGACAACATGGCTGAGAACACCACTCAGCTTGGTGCGACCATTCCGACAACTGTCCTGAATGAGTTCATCAACGAAATTCGGAAGGTGTACGGCAATCTGTACAGCAAGGTCAGAAAGCTCAATATTCAGGGCGCTGTCAAGGTCCCGATTGCTGAGCTTCAGGCGACGTTCAAGTGGGTGACTGAGAGCACGGTCAGTCCGAGAGAGGACGGCGGCACAATCAACGAGTTTGTCATGTTCGAGTACAACATGGCTGAGATTCGTGTCGCTCAGACGCTGCTTTCCAGCATCGTGACGATTGATCTGTTCGAGCGTGAGATCGTCCGCATTATGCTGATCGCATACATGCAGGCTATGGACACCGCAATCGTCCGTGGTACTGGTAACGGTCAGATGCTCGGCATCCTGAATGATCCTCGTGTCCTCGCAACCGGAAATGTTGTCGAAATGACCGGCGCAGAGCTGAACGACTGGACGGCATGGCGCAAGAAGTTCTTTGCGAAGCTGCCGCTCGGTTATCGCTTTGGCGAGTTCATTTTCCCGCTGGCTACGGTCGATGCCTATCTCGAAACGATGGCTGATGCGAATAACAACCCGATCTTCCGTCAGGCGACTGGTCTGGAGGTCAATGACGGTGACAGCCGCAATCCCAATGGCCGTTTCTTCGGCAGAGATATCTCGCTTGTCGAGCCTGATATCATTCCCGATTTCGATTCCGCTGTCGCTGGTGATGTTGTCGGTATCTTCTGGCAGCCGCAGGAGTATGCGATCAACACTAACATGGCGTTCGGCATGCGTCGCTGGTTCGACGAGGACCGTAACGAATGGGTGAACAAGATGCTCACCATCGTTGACGGCAAGGTGCTGAATCCGCGCGGCATCTGGCTCATTAAGAAGAAGGGCTCGTAAAAAAGGAG